AGTTCTGCTCATTATTTCAAAGCAGAGACCAAAGATTGCCAAGCAGAAATTTCTTTCCACGTAGCTCTAGTTTTACCTGATAAAGTTAAAATTTTTTCCTCAGAAAATTTAAAAGTTCCATAGCCTTTTTTTCTATTATCAAAACTCAAAAAATCAGTTGGGAGATATAAAGCGTTGCATTTTTTATTAATAAAATGATTAAAGCTATGTGGATGCCAACTGTAATTGTTTTTAATTTGTACATTGTCAATAATTATCTCTCCACCGGCATAAAATTACCAACCACTTTTCCGATAATGCGTGGTTCTTCTTCCCACTTGGCAAACTTATCATCGTATTTGTCATTGATAGAGACGAGTCTTAGGCCGTCTTTTTCTTTGTATACTTTTTTTATGTAACTCTGCCCGTCCCAATCAACAGCATAGATGGCACCATCATAGTCGAATCCTGTATCTTTAATCAGAGCAACAGATCCGTCAAGGAATTTAGGTTCCATGGAATCGCCATAGACCCAAGAAGCGAAGTCATGATCTATATCCTTATTAAAAAAGACAACATCGTAGTTGCGGTCTTCCATGTAGTCGTAACCATTACCTGCAGAAAGTTTCTCAAATACATGATATTCAGTAAGGGGCTCTGCTATACTCAAGTTTTCACTTTTCTGCTCTTTGAGCTGCCTGTCAGCAAATATCAATACTTTTTCTTGACGTGGCTGGTGGAGCTGTTCGTAGATTTGTTGGATTTCGGAAGTAGGAATATTTTCATCTTCTTTAAATGTGGTATCGATATCTGATTTTTTTATTTCAAAAAAATCAGCCATTTTTTGAATAATACCAAAAGAAGGAGCGCTTCTTAAATTGATATAATCCGAAAGGGTACTAGGTTTTATGCCAATTTCTTTGGCCAACTCTTTTTGAGTAATCCCTTTTTGCTTTCTATAATGAGTGATATTGCTTGCTATGATTTGCATTCTTTTTTTATTTTCCATAGTACCACCTCTTTTCTTAACCTTATTATATATCAAAAAATATAGCTTATCAATAAAAAATACGAAAAAATCTTATTTTTTTGATAAAAACTATTGACAATACGAAAAAATCGTATTATAATATAATCAAGCTTAAAGATAAGCAAATAAAACGAAAGGAAAAAGAGATATGCGAAAGCGTAGAAAGTTTCCTGAGAAGGCAACAAAAAAGGAACCGTGGCTAGACGGTCCCAAAGCACTAGTCATCTCCACAGCTATTACAGCAACGGTTGAGATGATAAAACACTTCTGTAAGTAGAAGTGGAGTGAGCAGGGGCGAAAGCCCCGAGGCTCACTAACAGTATAGCATATCTCGGGTGTTTTGTCATGAAAGACAAGAAGAAATTTTGGAATGTGGTCTGCTGGTCACTGACTGGCATGATCTGGATATACTTCATCTGGAAGTGGTTTTTTTAGAAAGGGAAGTGAGGAGATACGATGATGTTTATTTTAATTACGTTGATAAATATTGTAATAACTTTAAGCTTTTTAATTCTTTATAGTCGCTATTTAGCCAAAGAACTAAATAAAATTGAAGACAGAGTTCTTGTTTATCTTCAACTAAAAACTATTTTACAAAAAGACTCTCCGAGTTCAGTCAAATCGTAGTGAGAATGCTCAAAAACAAGTTCTTCGTTGTCTGATAAATTTGGTAATAATTCGTTTAGATCATTTGGAAAGGTGTTTGTGAAAGTATTTATAATATTAGCAAAGTGCGGGTGTACTAGTTTCGTGTCTTCATGAAGTTTTATTAAATTAGAACTTTCAAGCAATGCTAATTCTAACATCTGTTTGTTATCTGAATAATTATCGAACAATAAAAAATCTTGCCCTAAATTTCTTGAAGAATGGTTTGACTTATTTTCAATTTTTAAGCTAGCAAGAGGAACGATAGACCCTGTATTGAAGTAGATGTCTCTTAATAGCCTTGCTTCTGCAGAGGTCATGTCAGCAATAATCGAACTATATTTGGGACTTATGTTGGAATTGGTGCGAAAGTCAATGGTAGAAGTAATTAGTTTTGTAAACATACCACGAATCTCTTCATCATTTAACTGATATCTTGAATCTTCTATTGCTTTTAGTATTAGCCCGATTTTTGAATCATCGTGGAACTCTTCTGGTACGTTTTCTACAGAATTCTGTATCTCTTGCTTAAAACGTTCTAAATCTGCTTCCCGCTGGATGTTAAATCTTCTTACTGGATCTAAGGCTAGATGAAAGACTCCATCTAGTAGAGTTTTGCTAGCCTCTCCGACAGAAGTAGCGATAGGTTTGGCAAGAGCATCTCCTGTTTCATGAGAAATTGGGAAAGGTCCAATATGTGGATCATTTGGATTTATATTGTTCATAGGAACTCCTAGTCATTTTATAAAGTTTGGTTATCTGTTAATCATAGAGTTTTCTCGCATAGCATATGTAGCATATTTTTCGACAATAAGCAGAATATCACGTATACAATCAGGTTTTAATTTCATTTTTAGCCTCGAATGTTTTATTTATATTATACCACAGAAAAGGAGGTGAGGAGTAGTGCGATGGACACTGGAAGCAATGAGAATTTCAGCTGGATTGACGCAAGCTGATTTGGCAGTTGAATTTGGCGTATCCAGCCAGACAATAGCAAGGTTAGAAAAAGATAGCTCTGATATTGGTTATCAACTTCTAAAAAAATATATGGCTAAGTTTAACTTGAAATTTGATGATATTTTTTTAGGAAAGAAATACGAAAATTTCGTAAAAGATTAGAAAGGAGGAGGGGTATGAGACCGAAGAAGTATCCGTATTCTACAAATAGAAAAGCTGTCAGGGAAACGACTATCAGTGAAGTTTTAGCACAATTTATCGCTGATGTAATGAAAGAAATAAATAAAAAAGACCCTGCGGCTGTTGCGGCAGTCGCAGAGTTGATAAAAGCTGTACGCGATTTTTATTAATAACGTATTGGCGAGTTTAGATTAAAAAAACTTTTCTGATTTGTCCCATTAAAAAATAATTTTTGAATATCTCTTATGATGAGATTAGAAAGGAATTTAAAAAATGAGTAATGTTGCAGTAAATGTAGTTCGCATTGAATCTGATGCTTATGATGCGGCGGTAAAATTCGCAAATGAGAACGACTTGAAAATTAGCAAAGTCATTAGTATGTTTGTACGCTACGGCGTTGAAAATGTGGAATTAAAAGAAGTTGATGTTAGGACAGAGAAGTTCTGCATTGGCGATCAAGTGATTAACTAGGAGGGACTATGGTAGTTAGTCGAGATATGACAGAGCTTGAAATTAAGGTTTTGAACGGTATCAAAAATGGTGCTAGTTTTGATTTACCGATTCAGGCTAGTGAGTTGAGAATTAGCCTTGGTCTCTCTAAGCGTATGCTGGAAGAAGTGATTGAAAGTTTGCGAGTGAATTTTAGGCAGCCAATTATTGCTAAAAGGACACAGCCAAGCGGATATTATCTTCCACGCAATGAAGAAGAGCGGCAGGCTGGTCTTGCACCTTATAAACGCCAGATAGCGACTGAGCAGAAGAATTTGGCTGCTGTGATGGCGGTTAATTTGGATGAATTCTGGCAACGAAAAAAGCCTGACGGCAATCAGGCTCAAAAATAAATATTACAAGAGGATTATATCATGAATGATCTAATGAATCAAATGTTGGATCAATTTGAAGCTGGTCTGATGGATAGAGCATTAAAGGTCATGCACGTTGTGACAGACGAAAAAAGGCGCTATCCTATGGAGTTAAACAAATCGCAATGCTCTGAAATGTTACTAGGGACGAAAGATACTGGAACGTTTGATGCACGTTTCAACTGTCACAAGGATTTTCCGCGAATTGAGGGAAAACGTGACAAGTTTCCTCGTGATGAAGTAATTGACTGGTATCACAGAAATTGGATGAAGACAGGAGGATGAGCAATGCCAAATTGGGCAAAAGGAACCCTTAAATTAAGAGGAAGACGAGAAAACATCACATCGGCATTAAAAGACATGTTATTGAATGCTAATGTATCATTTGAGGGCGGGTGTGATGACGATTTATTAGTATTTAACAGCACGGCTCACTATTTTTACATAAATAATACGAGACGGGCGTTCATTGAAACAGATCAAGTTGAAGTTTGGCTTGAAGAAGATTTCTGTATTGTCGAACTTGATAATTTTAAGCAAGCGTGGGCTGCTATTCCAGAAAATTATCAAGAAATATCAAAAAAACATGATGTTGATATTAAAATTTTTACATTTGAAATGGGTATGGAATTTACTCAAGAAATAGAAATTCGCAAGGGTAAAATCATCCAAGATATTTGTAATGAATATGATGATTATCAGTGGGATGTACCGTTTAGTAATTTAGGAGGATGAAAATGCAAAACCAAAAACAAATACGTCTAATCATGAACTGGGAGCGCGACCATTACAGGCTGGGAACAAATTACAAAAACAAACTCGCTAAGCGGTCGGTAGAAGCAGTTAAGCTGGAATTAGACAACTTGACGCGAGAGTGGGACAGTGTGACGTTTTCAGTCGAGCCTAAAGGCGCGATAAAGATTGAGGGCGATAAAGTGACGATATTTAAGAAAAGAGGATGAGATGGATAGACGGGATTTAAAAGAAGGACAAGAGGTTTATGTCAAAGGTCGAGTTATCCATACAGGAGACCATTTAGATATTGTCTTGGGCAAAGGAAGTTTTATAGAAAATGCCATTATTTTACACCATGAAAAACCAGTCATTCCGCAATTTGTGGCCGATTGGATTGAAGAAGGTAAGAAGACTTGTAGGGATGTTCAAGATCTCTTTGAATTTGATTTTAATAGCGAAGAGGTCAAAAGATGGTTTTTAGATTACAAACCGTTCGATTTGATTGCTCGTGCATGGCTTGACGGCTACGAGGTCGAGAAAGAGAAGCGGTATAAAATCTATATAAAATCCACTGGTCAGGCTTTGTTTAATGATAAGGGGAGCTTGCGTTTTATGTATAAAGTCCACGCTGACAATACAGGATTTCTTTTTACTAAATCAGAACTAGAAGAAGCTAGCCTTGGCTGGGTATTTGATTGCGAAGGTGTGGAAGTGCAGGAGGTTGAGTGATGTCAGTTAATTTCCAAATCATACAAACGCCTGAATGGATTCTGTATAATTGTCCCAATTGCGGCGAAGAGCACGAATGGCATTATGAAGATTTTTTGAAATATTATGATTTAAACTCTGATGAACTTTGGGACATTGCTACAACAATTGAAGTGGACTGCCAAGATTGTGGTTTTAATTTTACTTTATCGGGTTACGAAATTGATTGAGGAGGTGCAAGATGATACCAAAATTTAGAGGACGGTCAACCGTCGAAGATGATAAAGG